CGTAATTAATACCTAGCAGGACTCCAGTAATAGGGCTTAACTCAATTTGCATATTATTTAGTTTTAACTGCTTACAATATAACTACTTGAGTGTTGAAAAGCAAGTCTACCTTTTAAAGGCAATTTCCCCTGCGTTATCCTTTTCAATTATTCTGGTAAAAGGAATGCGGTGTAGTTTACCTGTTGATGTGTTGCGCACTATGTAATAACTGCTGCCAACATCAATATCCGATTCCTCCCCATCTACTCTAGTTTGTAAGTAAGCGTGTGTTTCTATACACACAAATTCCATTCCACTTACTACAAACCTTTGGCCGTTTAATATCCTGCGCTTAAAATTCATCCATGTAATTTTCTAGCGCCTTGTTTAGGCGTGTGTTTTCCTTTTTTAAATCGTACAACTCCTGCTTTAATTTATCATTAGTAATACGAGCATCTAGTATCATTTTGTCCAGTGTAGTAAAGTAGTCTGTAATATGCCTATACACTGCAGAGGTATCTGCACAAATATGGAAAACCTCCCACATCTGCTCTTGTGTCATTGACTCCTTATCACTTAACTCATTACTTAGATACTGGAGGGCTTTGTGTAATTCAGCCTCCTTTTCCATATAATACAACCTGTTACCCTCAAAATGGAGATTCATCTATTTGTCTGTCTTTAGTTACTAAATTTAAGCCATCTATTGTAAAGCCGCAATTGCCTGCTGTTGACCCTAGCCTTACTGGAGCATCTAATGGTGTTGGCCTACCACCACTTTCTAACTCTTTAACCTTGCGCACATGGATATCAGTGTACAGCCAATCTTGGGCGTGCTGAGTGTATCTATGAAGTACAAAGAACTCATCGGCCCTATTTACGAATTTACCACCTCCTTCAACATCGCTGGCCATTGGTGGCATAGTGTGCCCACTATACTCGTGGCTGCCCTTATGCACCTTTCTAAGCGCCTCTGTAGCAGGGTGTGTGTTTAGTATAGTAGTTACACCATATTCCTTACAGAACTTTCTTAGGTGGCTTGTTACCTCGTAATGATAATCGTGTGTGCTTATGCCTTTTAAATCCGCCTTTCGTATTGTAAGGCTATTGTAAGGGTCAATCATCATACCCTGAAACTCCCAAGCATCATAAACCTCAGCAGCAATGTCCAGTAACTCAAAAGCATTTACTATCAACTCGCTATCTATAAAAGCCCAGTGGCCCTCTACAAAGCTATGGTGCCGCCAGAAGGTTTGCTCATCTATTTGGTTTATTGGCTTGCCTGCTAGAAACTCAATTAGTTTCCGCTGTAAGCTTTGCACCTCGTTTTCGCTGCTGTATATAAGCCAGCGTGTGCCGTTTTCTAAGGTGTGTAATAACTGCAGGTAAGTCATTGTGTGTGTCTTACCCACATTGGCATGTCCAGTAACTACCACAAAGTTCCCTTTCTTAAAGCGTAGGAAGTCATCTATTTCAGTAACCCCAAACCTAGAGGCCTCGCTTATCTTACCCTCTCTTGCTCTCTCTAAATAGCGTAGGGTTTGGTCGGATTTTATTATGTGCTTGTGTATCATATTTGTGAATGTAGGTATCTTTTTTTATTAGGTCAAAAAAAAGGGGCGGCTAAATAGCCAACCCCTTACACATACTTAACACAAGTAATTAGAATGGTAAGTCATCACCTACCTGCTCGCCATTGACTATGGCTTGCGCTGTTTCTATTTTCTCCTCTCGGCTGCTGAAATGCGTATTGTAGTTTGTTTCCTGCTTGGGCTGTTCCAGAACCCATTCCACAAACGCATCAGCAACCTTAAGTACATCTGTGCTTTTAGCACCTTTATCCTTAAGTAAATCAACTGCAGCTTTCAGGCAACTCTGCTTAACAATCATTTTCTGCTTCTCATCATTATTACCTGAGTAATTGCTTTTAGAGTAGCCACCTCCTGAGTAGTTACCACCCCCTCCGTTATATACTGGCTTAATCTTATTGCCGTACTGGTTGCTAGTAATCTCATACTCTACCTCTGCACCTGCAACGAATTTATCTTGGTCGGCCTTAACGCTGTTGTACTCACCGCTATCTCCGTTATCCATTGTTACAAAGAATTTGTAAAAGGTTTTGCCGTTAAATGAAAAGTCCCCCTTTGGTGACACTGATACTACTTTTGCTGTTTTCATAATGTTGATTGATTTTCTAAGTTTGCAATTTGAGCCTCTAGCATAGCTACTCGCTCTTTCATCCATTCGCTGCCAATGTTATTGGCAAAGGTTTCTAAGTCATCTAGGACTTGGTAAATGTTTTCTGTATTCATTGCTTTTGTTTTTTAGTATTCCGATTCGTCTCTGCCCCTTGAAGTTAGCCTACATTCATAGTCCATTGTTCTTAAATACTTCATCCAGTTTTTAGCGTCTTGATAATCTAAGGTTTCAAAATCAATTAAACCCCCTAATACTACTTGGTAAACTTTGTCTTGCATTGCTCTTGGTATTTAAATAAGGGCGGCTGTTACACCGCCCCTGTTGTTTGTTTTAACCTAAATGTTCTCTCATTTCTAGTTCCTCGTACAAGTATGTAATAGCTAAATTGTAATCACCTTTAGTATAAGCTAACATTTCTCTTACTGCTTGGTCTGTAAATGGGTGGTTGTTTGTTGTTTTCATTGCTCTTTGTTTTTGTTTAACAAGTCAAAGGAATAAAAAAAAGTAATTCTCCTACAAATTTTATTTAAAAATTTTACCCTCTATTACAATGACAGATGTGTCTTTGGGTAAATCGCTTGCTGGTTCTATGCGCACAGCCTTAATGAACTTCTTATTGTCATCTTTAATTAAGCCTGCCTCTACCAGTGCATCCTGTGTGAATTTAACTGCCATAATGCAGTTGTCTAAATCATAGCGGTAATTGACCTTAGCAGTAATTACGCAATACTCAAACTTAAAGTCGTAATCCAGCTGCTGCATAACCACCTCACGCCATTTGGTTTTTTCCTTACTACGGAATGTCCAGTGGGGTGAGGAGTAAAACTTATTGAGGCTGGGTATCTTACCTAAGTGTACCTCTATTTTAGTGTGGTCAGTCATGGTGTAGCCTATGTGCATACTCTGCATCTATCTTAGCTATCTCACCTATGTAAGCAAGTTCCTGAGCCTTTGCAGCATCACGCTGCATCTCAGTGCTATCTGTACCTATATTCTGGAATAACATTGCCATCTTATGCAGTATGGCATCTATCTCTTTATTTCTCATTGGGTTGTACATCTGCTTTTTTTAGTTCATATAATACCCCATCAAAGAGTAGGTTAACATGAAAGCCATCTACTGCCCAAGCGTGGTAGTTATCCTCGTTTAATAAGGCACTAAGTCTTTGAGCCTGTTTGAATGTCATAAGGGGTAGAGTAGTATTTGTTAAAGCCGTAATCACTAGGCTGCTCATCGTAAAACCCAAAGTGAGATAGGAAGTGGTTATGGTAATCATCATCAACCTCTTTCCTTTCTATAGCTAGGCTGTATTGTCTTCTAGTCATATATCTTGTGTGTAACACAAGTAAATATATCTATTTATTTTCTAATAAATAATCTAATAAGAGCGAAGGTCGCTAGAATAATTGAGAGTATCAACACCTTGTCAATAAGTTTGAATTCATTTTCCTTATACACCACCTGCGGTACTTTAACCACCTGTGTTACTTGTATTGTATCTGGTAGACACTCAGCTGTTACCTGAATAGTATCGTGAATACGCATTAGCTGTACTCTAACGCCATTTCTTTCTACTTCTATGGTATCATACTGGCTGAGTACTAAAGTGTCGTGTACGGCCTTAATTTCTGTTACCACTATTGTGTCCAGTTTTACCGCAACCCGTTCTACTATCGTTGGGTCTTTTGCAACTGCACGCTTCAGGTGCCACTTCGCACCACAGCCCTGAGTCAAAAAAAGCAGCCCTATTAGAACTGCTCTTGTTTTTACTACGCCCCACATGCTTCGCAATCTTCAGGGTTATCAATGTTGCAACTAGGTTGCTCTAGGTTTGTTAGTTCATCAATGAAGTCTTCAAAACTATCTTGGCTTATTTCTTTGTGAGTCATTGTATCCTTTTTCGTATTCTAAGTGTTTTTCAATATAGTAAATTCTTCCCTCCAAATTCTCTATGACTAGAATCTTTTTATCTAATCTTTCATGCAC